GTTTTGAGAGAAATTTGTATAATATTTCTTTTTGTTCTCTAAATTTCATAGCTTTTAGTACAATTTGATGTCTTAAAAAATTAATTGGCTTAACTTGTTCTAATATAGTAATTACAGAAAAATCATGGTATCTTCCTATATCCATACCCAAATATAAATCTCCGTTTAAGCTGTCAATCGGCTTTATAATATCAGGTTCTTTTATGCTGTTTATCATTTCATAAGTTATAAATGCCGTTGCTTCATCTACTGCAATACAACAATATTCTTGAGCCCATGTGATTTCATCGGCACAATTCTGTTTTTCTTGTTCAAGCCATTCATTACAATTTTCTTTGCTTGCATCGTGTCCTAATATTTTTGATACAAGTCCTTCATTTACTGCTGTAAATATTGGTGTTCTATGATGCGACCATTTCAATTTATCTGATGCAATTTGTTTTAAGAACTTATAAAACAGACAATTTTGTCCGTTATGAGTTGATATAATACGTAAAGGATAGCCCCAAGTTATGCATGGCTTAGCCGATGTCCAGAGTGTATCTTGATTGTTGTGAAAAGCAAATTCATCTAAGACTACCTTACCGCCTTTTGAGCGAAATTGTTTAGGGTTGCTTGTTAAAGCATTTATTCTTGCTCCATTTTTAAATTCGAGAGAAAATGCCTTTATAGAATGCTTTTCATCTATTACACATTTACCGTGTTTTTTTACAGCAGAATTAAACATTTTTGCCCAAAATTCGCAGTATTTTATATATTCAATTGCAGCACTCTCATTGGCTGATGAAAACCATACATCACAGGGTTTGTTGTGTATTTTTAAATTCAGTGCATCATAAACATCTTCGTAAGATTGTACGTAAGTTGCACCAATTCTGCGAGATTTTTCCCAAATTTTTATTCTTGATTTATCCTCAAGCCAACGTGTTTGATATGGTAAAAATAGTGCTGTATTTTTTATATTATTTGACATCAAATGCCTTTCAAATATTTATCTATTGCTTCGATTATGTTATCATCCGATTTTGATAATTCAGAATCTGTATTTAATTTTTCACTCAAGGTTTCTATTTCTATTGTTTTTAATTTAGGTAATTTATCTATAAGTTTTGATATAAAAGTTAAGGTTGTATTGTCGGGGAGTTCTCCTGTTTCATCAAAAATAGAAACACTTTTCTTTATTAGTTTTTTTAGCAGTTCATAGAGTAAACTATGTAAATCATAAATGTTAGAAAGGTGTTTTTTCCTTTTTTCCGACCAATTATTTTTACGTTTCCAAGAATATAATGTTTTTACAGGAATATTATATTCTTCGGATATTTTTTCAAGTGTAAAATTTTTTTCTACAAATTTTTGTTCTGCTATAAGTTTATATTGTTGATATTTATTCATTTTTTATTAATCTTGCGGTAATGATGATGTAATAATTGTTTGATTTATTCTTTCCGATATATATAAAGGAGTGTGCATACTGTTAACAGTTTCAAATGTATCTTGTTTTGCTCTTAACTGTTTATACTCTTTTATTTTTGAAAGCATTTCTTTGATTTTTGTTGTATCAAAATTTTCGTTTTCTATTGAAAGAACTATTTTATAATGATGAGGAATACCGTTGTATTCTGTCCAATTTATATATTCAATACTTGCATTGTATATTTTTAATATATCGTTTATTGCACCAAGTGTTCCCTTTTTTCTATGTAATGAAAATGATTTGTGTATAACTCCACATTTTTCTTCTTTAGTTAATGCACTGTTCCAACCTTCATTTCCAAGAATGTGTCTTTGTTCTGCAATATATGGCAGGACATTTTCATTCAAATTTTCAGGAATGGTTACTGTGAATTTTGTATAATCAATATTTTCTAATGCATTAATAATACATTCTTCGATTGCCTTATTTGAGGTATCTTGAATACTTTCAGGTATTATGTATTCCATTAGTTTCTCCTTTGATATGTAATATCAAGATTTAAATTAAAAAATTGGTTTAAATTAGCTGTATGTTTTGTCAAACCATTTAAATCAACATCGTAAACACCATCAATAGTCTTAAATACTGATATAATATAAGATGGTATAATTTCAAGTGCTAAATTTTTTCTATATTGAGATATTAAATTATTAGAAGCTGTTTTTATAAGAGCTTTTACTGTTTCTTCATCAGCATTTTCTGTTAAAGTTATACTAACGTTTATTGTTTTGTCTATTTTTTCAGGTGATATTACATTTACATAATCTGTCATCGGTATTACATTTTCACCGTTAAGTTTTTCTTCTACGGCTGTTTTTACATTGTCAGGCAGTACATCTTCTTCTGTTAAAGGATAAATGTTAACTGTTGCGGCAGGTGGTATTGTTATTTTGTAATTCCCTGCATTTGTAACTGTTAGATTACAAATACCCTTTGAGTAATCAAAATTAGCATTTATATCTTCTGTCGTTATATTACCGTTGCTTTCGGTATAAGTATTTCCGTTATTTACTATTGTTGCCGGTATTTGAGGGCTTTCTGCCTGAGCATCTATTATGGCTGTATGAGCAGACATTGTGTGATAAATGTAGGCAAGTTTTGAACCGGCACAGGTAAAACTTTCAGGAGCCAAGCAAATTCGGTTGAAATACGATTTATCATCTTCTCTGTCTGTTCCGCCTGTAACTTTTGTTATGTTTGTTACACTTTCAATGTATGACATTGGTTTCAATAAAATGTTTATATCACCTATACCGTATTGATTGACTTCTTCACAGGCAGTATTAGAAAATATTTCAACAGTTACGGATGTTTCTCCTGAAGGAATTATAACTTCTTCTGATGTTGTAAAAATATATTTTTCATCTTTACTCAAAACTTGCATTCCGCTTTCTATTGTAAAATCATAAGTAAACGGTTCGTACAAGTTAATTTGTAATGTACAATATCCTTTTTCTGCATTAAGCCGTTTGCATCCTATGTCTTCACCTATATAGTCAAGAAACGGATATGTTGCAAAACGTGCAAGTGTGTTTCTTGCTGCTTCGTTGAACTGTTCTGCTTTCAAGGATATGCGTTGTGCAAACATTTTTATTAAAATAGTTTCATCTTGAGCAGGATATAATTCTCGTCCGGTAATTTCTTCAAATTCTGCTATCATATCCGATATTTCCCGTTCAGTATCAACTGTTATAAAATCTGGTGGTGTGGTTAAATTTAATGTCATATTACAAACTCCTCTGTTAACGTTTTATTTGAATTACTGTATTTTGCTTTAAATGTTATAACTGTAACTATTTGATTTATGTTGTTTTTGTACAAAGATATATCAATTATTTCTCCTCTGGGTTCTTGAGTTTCAAAATCTGATTTAAGAATTGTTTTTATTAGTTTTTCAGCTTCTTCTAAATTTTCACCAACCATTTCAATAATATTTGTTCCAAGTTCAGGAGCAAGTGGTGCTGTTCCTTTTACAGTTTCAAAAATTGTTCTGTAACATTGTGCAATATCATCTAAGTCTGTTACAACTTCACCTATGGTATTCCTTTTATGCTGATAATACTTAGTTTTTGTATATTTCGTCATTTCTGTTCCTTTTACATACTGCTGTTTGGTGTGGTTGTATCATTACCGTTGTTTCCGTTACCGTGAGTATGACTGTTAAATGTGTTTCTGATAGATGTCATACTGCTTGTTTTATCAGTGATTTCTTTTGTGGATGTTAAATTGCCGTCTATGTTAGTTTCACCTTTTATATTTATTGTTTTCGCATTAATATTTATGATATCTGAGGAATTTATACTTATTGTTTTATTTTGCTTATCATATTGAACAAATGTTCCATCCTCAAAATATATACTTTTTATGTATTCTTTGTCATTTTGCGGTAAATCTACGGAATTATATAAACAACCTATAACACATCCGTCAGATAAATCTTCTTTAACACAAATTGCAACTTCTGTGTTTATTGCAAGTGAATTACTGCTTTTGTCTTTTACTGTCATCATTTGAGGTACAAAATACCAATCTGATTCAAAATCATCCATTTCCGGTATTCTGACTTTTACCATGTGTGGTTTTGAAGCGGTTACAATTCCAAAAACTAACATTTTTCTATTTCTCCTGTTATTTCATATCCTTGAGAATTTATTCTGTGTTGAGTTGATAAAACGTGATATTTGCCATCATATTTTCCATAGCCGGAAAGATTAAAATTTATGCCTGCAATAAATTTTAAATTCGGTTTTTTAAGAGTGATAGTTCCCTTTATTTCTTTGCTTTTTGAATTTAACCCATGTTTTGCTATTTCTGAACCGGTTTGTAAACTGTCAAATCTTGCTGTTATTTTTAGTGTATCTTTATCTATACAGTTATCATTGTTCAGTTCACAAATATTTAACTTCTTTTCACGAGGATTAAAATATTTTACGATACATTTTGAATATGTATTTGTACAAGTATCTTTTAAAATAAGGTTTTTTATATTTTCCTTATTTAAAGTCATAATACTCTTAGCATTAATAAATTCATTTTCCGGCATGAATACTAGCAAGTCATTTGTGAGCTTAAAAATATATCCGAATTGTTTTCCCAAGCGTTTCAAAAATGCTATATCACTCTCATTCACCTGCGTTATATGACTTAAAAATGTATTAAGTAGTTTTCCGCAGAGCGTAAATCCGCCGGAATTTCCCAATTCATCCGCTATTTGAATTAATGTTCTATTATTAAATGAACGTGTGTGAATTGTTCTTAACGGTTTTGTTATTGTAACAGCAAGGGCTTTTATCATAAATTCATCACCTGAAAGGTCTGAAATAAGTTCATTTTCATCAACGGTAAATTTTCCGCAATTTAATATTTCATCAGTGTTCCTAAGCCCTATTTTGCAGGATAACAGCGTACCTTTGTCCGGATACCAGCTGTTTTTAAATAAATTTTTACAATCATTCAGTCGGATTTTTAGTTCATCAGATGAATTTTCTTCAAAATCGGTATAAATAATTTCGTTAATATAAGGAGAAAAATCCTTTGTAACATTATAATTTTTGTAAATTAATTCAATTTTTGCTTTATCAATCAACATAAGTTTTCCATATTGGTAAATTTTCGTCTTTAGTATCGGTATTTTCAGGTACAGGTATTAATATTTCTGTTCCCTCATTAAACACAGGAGTAAGCTGGATATATTTATTAGCATTAATTAACGGTTTTTGCATAAAACAGTTGTTGTAAAACATATATGCAAGTGTGTCCCATCTATCTCCTTTTTTTGTTATATATAGTATGTATTCATTCATATTTTGTCTTTCTTTTTTTATTTATCTAAAAAAGCTTTTTATGTAATTATTTGATGCTCTAAGTAAATCATTTATCATTTTATTGGTATCAATTCCTGTTATACCGTTTAGTTTGTTTATACATTCACTTGTTTTTTCTTCAATCTGCATTGGTTTTATATTTTTAAAACTCTTTAGCAGGTTTGTAAGTACAAGCTTTTCTTCAGTTGTGTAATTACTTAAATCAAAATAATTTTCTGTTAAGTAACTATTTAGGTGAATATTTTCAAGTTTTTTTATAAATTGTTTATATTGTGTTTGTGTGAGTTTTTCTATGTTGTCATAATTAATTTTTATTTTATTTTTTTGCTCAAAAGTTTCGCCCTCAAGTAATGTTATGCTCAATTTTGCATATATAATTGTATTTAAATATTTTTTTTCTATATCAATATTGTATTTTTCAATAACATATTCCCCAATATAGTTATTATTTTGATAATAACTTATGGTTTGTTGATTTTTTCCATATTTCTCAAGTTCAGAGAGAATGTTTTCTATATTGCAAAAAGAATTGTGCAACGTTACTTTTAATGGATAACGTTTTAGATTTTCTCCTGTATAAAAAATGTCAGGTTTACCGTTTATGCTTTTTTGTTCTATATATTTGTATTCTTTTGTCGTTTCAATGTTTT